GGGGTATATAATCTCACACTAAAAAAATCGGAGAGGGCATGGAACTAATTTACAGACTACTGAAGATATGTGTGTTAATGGCAGGTATATTTGGGTTATTTATGCTTACTTGGGGATTTATAGAGCGGGAAAGGCATTACAGAGCGATTTGGACAGTAGTTATAGGGATAGGATTTACGGGGGTAATGTTAGCGTGGATATAGTAGGACTTATAGAGAAGCGGAAGCGTATATGGGAGAACACGAAAGATATAGCATACGATAGCGAGTATGTAGGGATAGCGGCGGCGACGGTACTAGGGAACGCAGAGTACATAAAGGAGATACAAGCGCACCCTGAATATTTAATAGAGTTATGTTTTCAAATTGTAGACAAGAAGAAGGAAACAGTGCCTTTCTTTTTGAACGAAGTACAGCAAGAGTTTATGAAAGAGTTCAAGTTTGGGCAGAAGTATTTTATTCTAAAAGGTAGACAGCAAGGGTTCACCTCTCTTATCACCGCCTTACAATTAGTATGCACAATTACGCGAAAAAACTTTTCAGGGTTTACAGTCGCGGACGTATACGATAACGTTACAAGTATATTTACCGATAAAGCAAAGGTGGTTTTTAATAGGCTTCCTGCGTTATTGCAACCTCAAGCAAAGTTTAATAACAAAACCGAATTGTACTTTGATAAAATGAACTCCTCTTGGCGTGTCGCTACCGCGTCAGGTACGCTCGGAAGAAGCCGAACACTCAATTTTGTGCATTTTAGCGAGGTCGCGTATTATGACTGCGACTTGGCAGACTTGCAAAAAGGTATAGGACAAGCACTCACTCCAGATGCTACCGTTATTTATGAAACTACTGCTAATGGCTATAACTCCGCAAAAGAATTGTGGGATAAGGGCGTTTGTAAAAATATGTTCTTTGAATGGTGGAAATCTAGTGAATATAGGAGTAAAGAAGAACCCGAACTTACCGATAAATGGATAACCGAACGCGTTAAATGGCTCGCTAAAAAAGGGCTCGATAAAGAACAGATAAATTGGTATACCGCTAAATACTTCTCGTTCCTTAACCCCGAAGATATCCAACAAGAATATCCCTGTACACCAGAAGAAGCGTTTGTAGCCAGCGGTAAATCAGAGTTTGGACAGGAAATATTGCTCGACTTGATAGATATCGCGAAAGAAAAGAAATATACAAGAGGCTATTTTATCTACAAAAAAGAAATGACCGATATAGAGAAAACAGAGATTACCGATATTGAGTTCTTTGAGGACGACTTGGGTGATATTACTATTCATAAACTACCGTATAAAGAAACTATAGACGGCGTTATAGAAATGCACCCGTATTCAATAGGCGCAGATCCAGCAGGAGAAGGTAGCGACTTTTTTGCCGCCAAAGTAATAGATAACCTAACACAAGAGTGCGTGGCTACCTTCCATTGCCAAGGCATCGAAGAAGATTTGTTCGCAGACCAACTATATTGCCTAGGGAGAATGTACCACGACGCACTTATAGGTATAGAGGTTAATACCTCAACAGTCCATACACGTGAACTTGAGAAACTTAAATATCCTAATTTGTATGTGCGGGAACGTATGGACGTTATTACGGGTAGAATGGTAAATGCGTTTGGTTTTAAGACCACAACCACTACAAGGCCAGTTATAATCTCCGAATTAAAACGCCTGTTCAGAGAAAACCCAGCCATAGAACCAGATGTGCGTACTCTCTATGAAATGCTGTACTTCGTGCGTAACGATAAAGGAAAAATGGAAGCCATACGTGGGAAACACGACGACTTGGTTATGGCTAGCGCAATAGCACACTTCATTTCACACCAAGGTATACGAACTAAAATTATAGTACAACCAAGACAAATAAAATTGAGCGATTTGTTTAATATAAAAACTGAAAGTAAAGGAGCGTTTATAGAATGGTAAAAGATGATATCAAAGAGTTGAAAGAGATTATTAAAAAACTCGAAGCGCGTATAGTTGACTTAGAACATAAAGTGAATTATACTAATAAAAAGCCTATTGCGAATATAGATACTCTAGTTCGCGAGTGGCAAGTAGGTGAAGAATGAGCTGGACTGATTACGATAACGGCTATTCGTACCAAGAAATAATAGGACTACGCAAGAAAATTGAAGATAGCGTTAAGTTCTATGAGGGCGACCAATGGGCAAAACCCACCGAACGTACGAAAACAATGCCTAGACCCGTTGTCAATATTTGTAAGTTGATTTGTAGGGCTAAACAGTCCGCAATTCTTTCAACACCCGCTAAATTAGTTTTTAATTCCGTTAAATCACCAGAGGTTGCTCAAAAGGCAACCCGTTTTTTAGAGTATATCACTAAGGAAATGTCGCTTAATAAGTATGACGAGGAAGCAGTAAACGAGGGACTTGTAAAAGGTACCGCCGTTTATCACTTTTATTGGGACGTAGACGAAAACGGAGTAAGATGCGAAATTATTGACCCGCGTAATGTCTTTGTTTCTAACCCTCGTGAACACGACGAGCAAGCACAAAAATGGATAATTATATCCACAAGAGAAGAAGTTAATTCCGTAAAAGAACGCGCGGATAAGAAATATGCTGATAATGTAGCACCAGATACAGAAGAAGACTTTACCGAAGAACAAGCAGGCACGGAAATGTGTACAGTTCTTACTAAATACTTCCGTAAGGACGGCGAAATATTCTTTCAATGGTTTACAAAGAAAGGTGAATTGTGCGAGCCTAGACCGATATCACCAAACATAAGCGAGGCGATAGCCGAAATAGAGAACGCACCAGATAAACTTGCAAGCAAAATACAAGAAGGGTATAGGGCTAAACTATTCCCAATAGTTATTTGGAGTTATGAAAAGCGCGACAGTTCTATTTATGGAATAAGTGAAGTAGAAAGCATTATCCCGAACCAAAAAGCAGTTAACTTTCAGTTGGCAATGCAATTACTCGCGACAGAAAATGCAGCGTGGGCTAAATATGTAGTTAAAAGCGACGCGCTCCAGGGACAGACTATAACAAACGAGCCTGGGCAAGTTATCGTAGACCATAGCGTACAAGGTAAGGGGATAGATAGACTTCAAGGACAAGCACCTTCTACGATGAGCTTAGAACTCGTTAGCACTATAACAAACCTTACAAGAATGGTAACAGGCGCGACAGAAGTTACAACGGGCGAAGTTATGGGTGCAAATATGTCAGGGGCTGCAATAGCACAACTACAAGCGCAAGCACAACAGCCAATAGCGACACTACGTAAGAGATTTTGGGATGCAAAAGAAAGGCAAGGAAAGATTTTAGAGCAGTTCTTTAGGATGTATTATACTAACAAGGACTTTTATTACGAGACGGAAGAAGAAAAAGTGTCAGAGGTCTTTAATTCTAGCGAGTTGGCCGATACCGAATTATTTATGAATGTTGAGGCAACAGCAGGCACAAGAGCATCCGTTGCGACAGACCTTGCAATTCTCGACAATTTGTTGTTAAATAAACATATAGGCGCAGAAGAATACATAGAAGCGATACCTGATAGCGTGTTGAGCGATAAAACAAGATTAAGAAACTTAATACAAAAGCGCAAAGAGAACGACCTATTACAAGCGCAAGAGATCATACAGCAAATGAGCGGAAAGATAGAAGAAAGCGCGGGGCTTATAGAACGCCAAGCAAAAGTAATCTCTAATATAGTACCAGTAATACAAGAAAACAATAGGCTAAAAGCACAGTTAGCGGAGTTATATAACGAGGCAAACACAAAACTAACGGAAGCGCAGTTGAAATATAGTGAAGCACAAAGCGACGCGACCGAGTTTGCAAACGTGTTAATGGAGAGTATCAATGGTATGTCCAATATGTAAAATGCAAGCAAGCATATCCGTAAAGAACGGAAAACCCGTGTATGTATGTAGAAATAACGGTAGGGGCGGAACGCCTTGTACGAACTACAATAGGGTTATAAAGAAAATCTAACACGAAAGTGGGAGAAATATACGCACTAACGCGGAAAAATAGGAGGGCTTATGCCAGAAGACTTATCAGCGGAAACAAATGTGGAAGTC